TGGTTTTGCATATTCAATGTCTTTAATCTCATAGATCCTATCATCAAGAGGAAACCAAATAAGATCTCCACTTTTTGGTCTAGTTGATAGTTTTACATTTGCCTGATCTTCAATTAATGGTGTAATATAATTTTCAAATCGTTCCCTTGAAATAATAAGTCTAACTTCATCTTTTGATTCAATACCAAATTTTGATAAAATATTTCCTGCACCTGAATATTGATCATAATTGTCAACATATGCCTCAAGGGGAAGTGCCATATCAAATTTCGATTGCACTACCTCTCTTATGACAGTATTTTCTGTCATAAATTTTCTGGGCAGATAAAAAATATCTACACCATAAGTTCTGAGCTGCTCATTTATCAAATCCTGAACAAGATTTTGCTCAGAAGATGTGCCTTGTGTAAAGAAAGGATTTAATACCATGATATCAACCTATCATATCTAAAGGAGGTAATTCATAGGTATTCGACATTACTTCTCTTATCTTATCTAATTCTTTTTCTGCATCATCATATATTTGTCTGCCGTTTAATTCAATTCCACCAGGAAGCTTAACACCCTGGAACTTAATTAAGTTTTGGCCCCACTGTCTCTTAATTAATGCCGTAAGATATCTCTTTAAAAAAGAATCATTATAAACTCTAGTAAAATCGTTAGGATCAATAAGACGATAGCAATCAATAATTAAATAATCATCGACTTTGACAGATCCCCAATCAATATCAAGATAAAGTCTATCTTGCCTCATGTTAAATCTTATCTGTTTTTCAGTATTCAATGCAAAATCCATATCTTCAAGATATCTTTTTGTCATTGCATAGGTCAATATTTCCATTGACCCAAAATAGTACATATCATTTAAAAACATTTGATATTTAACACTGAACATGTTGTTAGTTACAGTGTTACTTCCATCAAATCTAAAAATTTTAGTTATTCCTATAACCTGTGGCGGAACTTGCAAATAGTTACTATTTTCTTCAAAGTTGAATGTGACAGTTTGCCCATCAATCGAAGAAGTTGCACTAGTAGTTACAATTCCAACGGGATTATCTCCACCTCTTGCTCTACCTCTGTCTATATCTGCCTGCGTAATTTTATATTTTAAGAAAGTTTGGATAGTTCCATCATAGTCACGCTCATGAAATAACTGAAGAGCATCATCAACTAAATCATCTATTTGTTCATCGGCAACATTAATCTCAAGGACTGGAGCTCCCAGTTGCCTTTTGCAATAGTTAATTAAATCTACTCTACTTGCTGGTTGTGCCATTTATTCCACAAGTTTCCTAAGTGTATTTAGGGTGCTGAAGATATGGGATTAATCACCGTCACATTTCCACTAATTAAAGGATACGTAGTCGCACCCCCTCCAACAGATTCCTTTACCAAAACATCATAAACATATCTACCTTCTGTGGTCGCTCTAGTATTAACAGCAGCCAATGATAATTTCATTACACCGTCAAATGCACTTGTAAATCCAACAGTAAATGCAGAGGTTATTCCAAGAGTTGCTCCAACAGCAACACTTTTGGACATACCACCTGTTCCACTATAATTAGTCAAATCAAACGCTCCACTTGAAGTGGTTTTTACGTTTAATGTGACTTCAAAATCTGATCCACCATACATGGTCAAATTAAGTCCATAGGGGACTCCAGAATTTTTGTCAAAGGTGATTGTTTTAGATGCCATTTGTAATACCTATTACCGACATAGTTTCTTGTTGTTTATAATATAATTTTATAAAAGATTTTGCAATGTTTCTAAGTTCATCACGATCATCACAATCATCTATCTCAGCAGCAAGTTTTTGATAAGCAAAACTTTTTGATAGATTTGAAAGTTCTATGTCATTTGGGTCCATGTAATAACTCCTTTAGTAAAAACTTGATTTCATCAATATCACTTTTCATGTTAGCAAGTTCTTGCTCCATGTCTTGTGTCTTATGATTTCTCTCAGTTTTGACATCACGTCTTGCAAGGTACTGTTGATATTCTAACGTATTTACGTTAACAACTGCGTTTGTCTCAGGATCTCTTGCGAGATCCTTATGACCTTCTAATCCATAAAAATCCATATTATGCTAAAGCAATAACTCTAAGTTCCTTAACCCTTGGGACGAAACACTGGCTCGTAGAAGTCAAATTCAATTTCACTCTATATGTTCTAAATGATGGTAGTTGATCAACAGTGAAAGTATATTCTCTGTAATCTAAGTCTCTACTATCGTATCCATATGTATTAGACTTAAGAACAAATACGTCAGATTCTCCATTATTGTTTTCTGGAGAAATAATTTGACCTCTAGAGTTAAGGTTACTATATCCAGGGAACGGAGTAAAGATTGGCTCAAGTCCTGGTTTATTATTAACACAGTAGAATGCTCTGATATCATTCACCTCAGTAAGATGTCCAGCGAGAATAATCTTAATAGAGGATGCTGGATTTTCTAAAACAATCTCTTTGGAGATGTATTGGCATCCAGTTGGATCTTCATCAATCGTGTCAACTCTCGAATCAGTTGCATAATTTGTAATAATATTATTAACTCTGTTAGATGTCAAGATCGAACTAACTCTTTGAGAATCAATGACTGGACTAATACGAGTATCAGTTGATGTGAGGAATACTCTCATATTCATGGATTTATTACCTTCAATCGTTGTAAGATTAGCATCTTCGTTAATCTTAGATGCAATCATTCTTGGAGAATCAAAGTAATTCTTTTGATTGATGGTAATATCTTCAAATCCCTTGTCGATATAAGGAATTTCGTTTCCACTAAAACTCTTACTAGACACGGTTCTAACTTCAGCAGAAATAGATGTGCCAGTAACAGTAAGGTTTTGAACATTTGGTGTAATAATTTCAAAAGGCATATTTTGTGTGGCCTTAACACCAAATCCACCAGCAGATTTTGTTGTTCCCATATAAAGTTTAGGATGACCAACATCTGTGCTTCTGTCAGTTCCGGTTGCGGAACTCATGTCCAATTTGACTTTATAACTGTCAAATGTAAATGGATCTGCCTGTGTAACATCGCTCATATTATGAGTTCTGTTTATTCTCTGGAGATTTACACCACCAAGTTCATATTTGTGAACTGGTGTTCCTGCAGGATAAGTTTTAGGATCTGTGCCTCTTGTAATTGTTCCACTAATGGTATTACCAGCGACTTGAGTATATGTAATCACCTCATTTCCAATCTGAAGATAACCAATATTAGTTGTTCCAACTCCTACATTTTCAAAAGTTGTGAATGAAGATGCTGAAGAAACAGTAACTCCATCCGTAGATCCAGCAGGAAGTTCAACTGCAAGAGTGGTTGGTTTAACATCACCACGAACTCCAGAAATCTTGACCTGGTTGTCAGAGAAATACATTCCGTGATTTTTGTGATCTACAGTAAAATGTAAACCATCATTATCAATATTAACAGAGGAGATCTGAACATCACCTCCAGGTGCTCCTGGAAGATCATTATTTAAAGTTGTAGCTGCACCAACACTTGTGAAGTACCCAAGAGTCTTAGCAGCACCAACAACAAACTCACCCTGAACATTATTAAGAATAAGTTCGTTAGTAATTCCAATACCAGCAACAGTCAATCTTACGTTTCTACCCATCGATGCAATACCGATAGTAGTAATTCCAAGGACATCTCCAACTTGATATCCAGATCCACCTGTTGCAATTGTTGCCCCACTTGCAACAATAGATCCGTTATTGACACTAATCTCTGCTGTTGCTCCTCTACCGTTGCCTGTAATAGTTACAAGATTTACACCAGCAAAGGTGAAACTTCCATCAGCAGGTGTAAGTCCGAGACCAGCATTAGTGATCGAAAGGTTGCCTGTAGCAGACCCAGCGGTCCCTACAAGGTCCCCTGTGGCGTTTGTATCCAACTGGAAGAACGTATTGCCAATTTCATATCCAGCGTCAGCCACAGTCGTTCCAAGACCAACTCTGACTTGTCTTGAGTTAAGATTAATTGGATCGGGTAGAAGAGTAGGAATCTGTCTATTTCCTTCCGTCAGTTCGGGACTATAGAATTCAACAGAACCATTTTCAATAAAGTCTGCTCTATACAGAGTAAACTTAAGGTCTTCCCATTGACTTGGTTCCCATGTGGAAGCATTCTGTGACTTAAACAGTGATCCAAGATATGGTTGGTTAGAAATAAATGTATCCGTTAAGAGATCATTCTCACCTATTCTGGAAATATAAACACTATATTTGGTTGAGTTGGATGCTAAACAAATTGCATATTCAGTTCCACCCTCCAAATAAACAGGAGCCTTAAACTGAATATTTGTTGCAATAGATCCATCAGAAGAAGTAATAACATCATCGGGATCTAATACAATTTCTGAGAAGGGAAGAACTTTTGCAGTTGGTAATCCATTCTTCATTGATCTAAGTTGGAAGACAACTGGAATATCCATATCATCTTTGGATCTAAAGAATACGTCACAACTGGTAAGGAATACTCCAGTCTCATCCTCAACTAAGAATGACTGTGCAAGTGGATCATAATAAGTGATGATTGTCTGTGTTCTGGTTCTAGATCCAATAACTTCAGAACTTAAAACTTCAGTTCCAAGATCTCTACTAACGTTCCTGCTCTGAAATTCATTCTTAAGTTCAACTCTTGCATTTCTAACAGATATAATATTTTCTTGAACCGTTTCTAAAGTTCCAGTAGACTCAAAGGTCTCTTCAGCAATTGTTGTAGCCTCATCTTGATTATTGTCAATATCATTCACAAGAGTAAATGTTTTTGTTCCTGTTTCAAATCTTGGATGATTGATGTTATTTCCATCAGGAATAAAGTAACTACCAATTAAAGTCGCAGAGAGATCGGAAACAAGTCTTACATTAGTTATTGTGGCTAATGCTCCGCTTGTCCTTCCTCTAAGAACCATTCCAGTTTCAACATGACCACTGAAATCACCTCTTGCCTCTGAAGAAAGAGACGCGGTATCAACATTCAAAATTGTAGAAGTTGATGAATATGTGGATGCTAAATCAATGTTAGAATATGGATTTTGTGGATATGTTTTTGTAGGAGAATCATATGCACCTTCTCTATGATTAGATTGTGCTGCTCTAAATGTGATTGAAGCAACGGCATCATTGCGATTTAATTCTGCAAGTCCAGTTCTGAGCATTTCACCAACAATTGTCTCTCCAACCTGGAAAGTTCCAGATGTCATAGAGATTTCTAACAGTTTTGGCACGCAGAACTTAGAAATATCAACACCATCAAAGAAAGCATAAAGTCTCGTGAGTGGTTTCATTTTCTTTGAAACAAACTCAACGTTTCTAGATCTCATGAATGGAATAAGATCTCTACTTACAACTCTGTCTCCAACAGACTCTTGATCAAATTGCTCAGTGACAATTGTTCTAACACCAGATCTTGAAGTAGTTCCAGTTTGCCTTGTTGATCTGAGTCGATCTTCAATTACTTGGTCAGTGACCGTTCTAGTTGATGTTCTTCTTCCTGGTCTCCAACTTTCACCTTGATGAATAACATCAGGACCATTATCAATAACTCTTGTCCTAGTTGACTCTGTAACTTCAACACCTGTCCAGTTTGTTTCCCAAGAGTCCCAAACAATTGGACCAAATCCTGTTTGTGGATCAATAGTTCCATTATCTGCAAGTCTATTAAAGGTAGATGCATAATCACCTTCAACATCAATAATTTTAGCTTCCAATCTTGCAGTGTCCACCCAGTTGTCTGTGGCGGGAGTAAGTTCAAGAGTTCCATTCCAAAAACTAATCAAGAAAGGAGTAACACTTTCAGTTCTAGTCGCAAAAGTTTGAGACAGATACTCAACCTCTGAATAATCAAGAGTTAAAACATCATTCTGCTTTCTTATATTATTACCTTCAATAGCAGCAAAGTTAACATCATCTGCTGCATTAGTATCAACCACTGGTCCGAAGATCATATCTACGGAGTTGGTATAATGTCTTGGTCGTAATTCATTGTACTTTCTATCAATAGCATTATTAACAGTAATTCTGTCCTCTTGTGCAGAGAAATCATTAAAATTATCTACGAAAAATCCTGACTTGAATCTATTCAATCCTTCTGCATCAGGAACAAAGAAGTTTGCAGTTTCTTTTTCTAAAAGTGATAACGTGGTATAATATTCAAGACTCTTGATTCTATCTTCAAGTCTCTTGATATCTTTCATTTGATATCTCTTATAATCCAAGAATGCAAGTCTTGCATCTGTTGGATTATAAAGATATGGTGGAAGAGTTACTGTGCAAAGTTCAATGGCATCATTAATTGGTTCAGGTCTCTGAGGGTCATCTGATGGAGTTCCGTATATAATTTGGAATCTGCCATCTTTAGATAAATATACCCTATCAATTCTTCCTTGATAGTAGGAATAATCCATAATAATGGCTTCATCAGACGCCAAAGTATTTGCAGCATTTTGACCAGATGTATCGAAAGATCTTCCGAAAAATTCTAGTGGAGATCTTACATCAGCAGTTACTGTATATTCAGCAACCCTTGGTCTAATATCAATAATATCAGAGTTTCTGTAGATTTCTATATTTTTAATTTCATCAGCATAATCAAAATTATTATATGAATTTACTGTTATTACATCTCCAGTATCGGTAGAATCAAAAGATGCGCTAGAGAAATATATTTTTAATTGTTTCGCAGGAGATGTTTTTCCCTTCTTCTTTTTGAGACGCCCATGATCATAGAAGGTTTCTTCTTGACCCGTGCTAAATTTATAATTTGCAGAAATATTAAAACTTGGAGTCCCAATACTAGAAATCACCGCACCAACATTTGACTCCTGTGCTCCTATAGTTTCTCCCTCAACGAAAGGAATTTCTGTTTTATTGATGAATGTAATTGTGGAATCGTTAAGTTTTTCAGATATAATTGCTCTTGCACCGCTGGTTTGACCAACAATTTGCTCTCCAATCAATAATTCTGTTGTGGTTGTTGATGCACTATCAATTGATTGCAATGTCATATTTGGAGCAGAAGCTGCAGAGGTATCTGCAGATTCATATATTCCATGAATTTCAATAACGTCTGGAAAATTCAAAGATATAATTTCATCTTCAACCCTAGTTCCAAATGGGAAGTTTCCATGAGTAAGTCCATTATTAAGAGTTGTTGATCCAATACCAGATCCTGCCAATTTAGACTTATCGACAATAATAGAATTAACTCTATTATTAATTTTAACTTTTGCCTTTGGATTTGTTTTGTTCAGAGTAGCAATTAAAGTTGATCCAGTATCATCTGTGCCTAAGTTGCGGATTTGTAGGGTTTTACCATCAGCACCGATGTCAAACTTATCTGCAGTGAGAACCTCTGTAGATCCATCGGATCTTGTTAACAAATATCTTTCCTCATCAAATTGCAAGAATGTTTCATTAGCTCCTGCTACTACCTGTGCAGAAAGTTGATTGCTAGCAATATCAACACTAAAAGTTTTTCTAACTACTAATGTTGCTTCTGAAATATCAACATCAGATACATTTGTTTTTGCTAATGGTGTATAAAGAGAGGCCTCAGAGATAGGGGCAAGGTCTGT